TAGATGAAGGTACTAAAACTTTTACTACTAAGTTGGGTAATCTCGCGGCCACAGTTAATGCTTTACAATTAAGTAATGAACAACTTGCTAGTTCTAATAATAAAAACATTCAAGCATTAGTTAATGCTAATACTGATATGGGTAATAAACTTAAAACTACTAATACTCTTATATCCAGTTATGGTGCCCTCTTAAATCATTTTACCACATAGGTTATACATGATACCATAATTGCGGTAAGAAATATAAAGACTATGAGAATTATACTACCCCTAACCTTAATCTTACTAGAATGCTTTTACTTAATAGTGATAGTGCTAAATATACTTATGATTATCACAATAAGCTCTTTTATGCTATCAGCAGTTTTAAAGTAGGTAAATGGACTCTTGCTAATTTATTTAAGAGACGTAAAGTAGATAATAAACTCACTGTTACAAGTGATGATAAACTTTATAAAGTAGACAGTTTGATATTAATATAGAAGTAAATAAAAGAATAAACCATGTTCAAAAAGTTTTTAAATATTGGATATTTCTTTGCTACTGTGGGAGTGTTATTTATGTTATTAGGCATTTATTAGACTGTTAATAAGATGAATGAGGGATTAATAGATAATTCTGCAAAACTTGATTCAGTAATTGTTAGAGATCAGAGGGATCATATTCATGATTCTATTGAGTTTAATAATTTAGTGAAGATAGTTAAAACTAACACAGAAGTACTGGGAGGTAAGAATTGATGATTATAGACACAAATATGATTATTGGAGGTTTCTTTTCTCTTTTGGGATTTGCAATTATACAATGGAACCGTATGGGCAAAAATGATAAGGCTACTAATGGTCTTATTGCTGTCAATGATAAGGCAATTAATGGCAGAGTAGATGTCCTTGAATCAAGGTTATTAGCAACTAATAAAGATGTTAGTGAAATAGCTATTGAATTAAAAGAATTTATTAATGACCATACCAAGAATGAAAGAGATAGAGACAAGAGTATGAATGAGAAGTTAGACTTGATTATTAAACAAGTTCAAAGTGTTGATAAACAAGTTGCCTATAATACTGGTGTAGCTGGATTGTCTCTTATCAAAGAATCTAAATAAGAACAATTATGAATATTAGTGAACATATAACATACAATGAAGCTACACACAGTAATACTGCTGTAGCACATAAAATAGATAATACTCCTGATGCTGCCACTCTTGAAAGAATGCAGTGTGTTGCTAAAATGGTTTTTGAACCAGTGAGAATGTTTCTCAATATGATGATTACTATTAACTCTTTCTTTAGATGTAAACTTCTTAATGCAAAAGTAGGAGGAGCTAGTAATAGTCAACATGTTACAGGAGAAGCTATTGATTTAGACTGCAAAGGATTCAATAAAAAGATATTTCATTTTATATTAGATCATCTTGAATTTGATCAATTAATTTGGGAGTTTGGTGATGATAATGAACCTAGTTGGGTTCATGTATCATATAGGAAGTTAAGTAATAGAAAACAAGCTTTAAGGAGTGTTAAAATTAAGGGAGTCACTAAATACTTACCCTATAAATAAGATAGTAAAACAGTAAATAAAATATACAAATAAGTCCTTTATTTATGTAAACATAAGTAATTGATTTATGTAGTTGTATATATCAAAGAAAAGACATATTTTTGTGTTGGACTAATAGATTAAGAAGCTACAAATGGGAGATTTAAGTTTTGATAATATTCTGTCTAGTGAAGAAGTTGAAGATCTCTTCACAGCAGAGAATAGTTAGGAGGATAGTACTGAGGATAAAACACCTGGTACTGCCCCTGAAGAAAAAGATAAGAATGTAACTACTGAGGTGAATGCTGAGAATTTATTCGATGCATCTCCAGAGAGCGTAGGTAGTGAAGAAAATAAAAGTGATCAAGGAAAGGAAGATTCCTCATCTAAACAAGGTGGTGGTTCTTCTCCCAAAGACAGCTTCTACTCTTCCGTTGCTACTGCTTTGAGAGATGAGGGAATTCTTCCTGATCTTGATGATGATTCACTGAAGAAAATTAAAACTCCAGAAGACTTTGCTGAGGCTATTGAACAATAGCTTAAAAGCAAGTTAGATGAGAGACAGAAAAGAATAGATGAGGCTCTAAATGTTGGAGTTGAAACCTCAGAGATTAAAAGATATGAAGATACCTTATCCTATTTGGATTCTTTAAAAGATGCAAATGTTGAAGATGAATCAGAAGCAGGGGAAACTTTGCGTAAACAACTGATCTTTCAGGATTATGTTAATAGAGGATTCACTAAGGAAAGAGCTGAAAGAGAGATGACTAAATCTTTCACTGCTGGTACAGATATAGAAGATGCCAAAGAAGCTCTGATAGGAAATAAAGACTATTTCAAAAGTAGTTACAAGGGTTTAGTAGATGTTGCCAAAGCAGAAGAGAATACTAAATTAACAGCCAAACAGAAACAAACTGAAGAGTTTAAAAAGGCCCTACTGGATACAGAAGAAGTCTTTGAAGGAGTTAAGTTAGATAAGGCAACTAGGCAAAAAGTATTTGATAATATTACCAAACCTATCTTTAAAGATAAAGATGGAGAATATTACACAGCCATTCAAAAATTTGAAATGGAGAATGGTCCAGAATTTATTAAAAAGTTGGGTGTTATCTTTACTCTAACAGATGGGTTTAAAAACCTTGATGGTTTGATTAAAGGAAAAGTGGCTAAAGAAACTAAAAAAACTCTCAGAGAATTAGAGAGCACTTTAAGAAACACTCAAGCAAATGGAGGAGCTTTAGAGTTTGCCAGTGGAGTAGGAGATGGAATAGACCCTGAATCTAGGTTTAGATTAGATGTATAAGAATAAAAATAACAGTAAATAAGAATATAGTATGGCACAATTAGGTAAATTTCAAATGCTTAACTTTTCCCACTGGAAAGGTTTGACAAAGGAGAACCACCTTGGTTCTATTTTTCAAGCAGCTCCTCAGAAAGCAACTAACCTTATGGTTCAGTTGTTAGCCTTTTACAGAGGTAAGAGCCTTGAGACATATTTATCATAGTTCCCTATCAAAGAATTTGACACTGACGATGAATATACTTGGGATGTTATTGGCAGCTCAAGACGTAATATTCCTCTGATAGAGGCAAGGGATGAGAATGGGAATGTAATCACTACAGGCATGGCAGGGGTAGGTACCTCTCCCTTCTATCTGGTATTTCCAGAAGATTGGTTTGCTGATGGCAACGTTATTGTAGGTGAGAAGAATGAAGTCTATCCTTTCCGTATTTTAGGAGAATCCAGGACAGAAGGAACCAATGCAGTTTATAAAGTAGAACTTATGGGTGGNAACACTGCTGGAGTTCCTGCTGAAGAACTGGTCATGGGTAAAAGGTTTAGTATTGAATACTCCCCTGTAGAGAAAGAAATGTCTCGTGCAGTAGGTGATGTAAGATATACTTCTCCTGTAGCTATGAGGAATGAATGGTCAGTAATTCGTATTAAACACAAAGTCCCTGGTTCAATGTTGAACAAGAAACTTGCTGTAGGTATCCCATTTGTAGATGCTGGTGGTAAGAAAGTTGTTAACAACATGTGGATGCACCATGTTGAGTGGACTGTAGAGAATACTTTTGCAGATGAAAAGAATAATCTTATTATGTATGGTAGATCAAACCGTAATAGAAACGGTGAGTACACCAACTTTGGTAAGAGTGGTAATGTCATCAAACAAGGTGCTGGACTGCGTGAGCAAATGGAAGTAGCTAATACTGTCTTCTATAATAGGTTCAGTCTGAAATTGATTGAAGATGCTTTGTATGAACTGTCTGCTGCTAAGTTAGACATGTCTGATAGGTTGTTTGTATTAAGGACTGGTGAAAGAGGAGCTGTACAGTTCCATAAAGCTGTTCTTAATGTTATCTCAGGATGGACCCAGTTTGTATTAGATAATAGTTCAATTGGTGTCATTCAGAAAACACAGTCAACTCTTAATACTAATGCATTAAGTGCTGGATTCCAGTTTACTGAATTCAAAGCTCCTAATGGAGTTAGGATTAAAGTTGAAGTAGATCCTTTCTATGATGATCCCGTCCGTAATAAAATCCTTCACCCAAATGGTGGTGTAGCTGAATCATATCGTTATGATATCCTTTACATTGGATCAATGGATCAACCTAATATTCAAATAGCACGTGTTAAGGGTCAACCTGAATTACGTGGTTATCAGTGGGGATTAAGAAATCCTTTCACAGGACAGATCACCAATGATAATATGTCTTATGATGAAGACTCAGCAGTTATCCACCGTATGTGGACCAGTGGTGTATTCATCTTGGATCCTACCAGAACATTAAGTCTTATCCCTTCAATATTACGATAAGAAACCTCTTAAGAGTGGGGGAGGTAAAATCTCCCCTACTTTTTTAATTAACATATCGGGAGAAATATGGCAAAGTCAAAAAATATACAAATGGAAGAAGAAGCAGATATTGCTCTGGATTTAACACCAGAGACTTTTACTCCTGTACCTATTACTACTACTAAAAATAGTACAAGAGAGGTGAGGAAATCAGCAGAAGTATCAGAGGATAAACCTATGATATCATGTCTAAGAAATGAAAAGATTGTTATCAGACACATTCCAAAAGAATCTGGAATGATTACTAATCCTAAGCATGTATTTTATGGTGGGATGTCTGAGAATGCAGTAAGGGTATTTACAGTACCTATGCTAGAGAGTAATGGATAGTACGCCAATGTACTTACTAATGAGGAGAAAGTTTTCCTTGAAGAAGTAATGGGGTTACAATATAATGCACTCTCTATCTATAAAAGAGAAGATAACTTCTGGGATAATTATACAGTAAGACTTACTAAAGGTGAGAGTTACTTAGACTTAACTAACCCAGATGACTATATTAAATATAAAGTACTCTTATCTAATAAGGACTTTATTGCTGGTTCTTTAGAGGAGTTACAAAACAATCCAAAGGCTACTTTTCAATATGTATTGATTACAGCCAATGAAGAAGGCAAACAGAGTAAGTTAAAACTTAATGCAACCATGGAAGCTTACCTTGAATTTGGTAAGATTCAAACAGATGCAGATACACTTCGTACTCTTATTGAAACTATTGATGGTAGACCATTGTCTGTAAATAGTAAGATTGATTTCTTACAAACTCAGGCTAACAAATTGATTCAGGCAGATGCTAAGTTATTCTTAAAGACTATTCAAGATCCTTATCTGTCTACTAAGGTCTTAATTAAGAAAGCACTTGAGACTGGTGTAATTGCTAAGAGAGGAAATTATCTCTACCTTAAACAAGACAATACTCCCCTTTGTGAAAACAATGAGGAACCTACACTCAGTATGGCTGCCAAATATTTAAACTCACCTAAACATCANGAAGTTAAANTGATGATCATGGCTAAATCAAACTAATATGACCACAGCAGAGTTTGCACTTGAATTTGATATACTTTATAATAATATTTCTTCTAATAAGGCT